TGGACCGCAAAGAAGAGATACATTCTTAATGTATGGAATAGTGAAGGTGTTCAATACACCGAACCTAAACTAAAGATGATGGGTATTGAGGCAGTCAAATCATCAACACCGGCACCATGCCGAACGATGATTAAAGATGGTCTTAAACTTATGATGAACGGAACAGAAGATGAAGTGATTGAGTATATTGATAAATGTCGTAATGAATTTAGAAATTTGCCACCAGAACAGATTGCCTTTCCACGATCTGCCTCTGATGTGAAAAAGTATCATTCACATTCTGATATCTATACAAAAGGCACTCCTATTCATATTCGTGGAGCACTTCTTTTCAATCATTATATTAAGGAGAAAAAACTGACGAATAAATATTCACTTATTGCCAATGGTGAAAAGATTAAGTTCATTTATCTGAAGAAACCTAATATTATCCAAGAGAATATTATCTCCTTTATTCAAGATTTTCCTAAAGAATTGGGTCTTGACAGATATATTGATTATGACTTACAATTTGAAAAGAGTTTCCTTGAGCCTTTTAAGGCAATACTTGATGCTATTGGTTGGAATGTAGAAAAAACTGTAAACCTTGAATTATTTTTCGCATAATGGATTTTTTAAAAGATATAGTAAAAGAGATTGGTGATGACTACACAAAACTCGCAGCAGACATTGACGAAACTGAAACATACGTTGATACGGGTTCGTACATTTTTAATGGGCTTTGCTCAGGGTCTGTATTTGGTGGCGTGTCTGGGAATAAGATTACTGCCATTGCTGGTGAGTCTTCTACTGGCAAGACTTTCTTTTCTCTCGCTGTCGTTAAAAATTTTCTTGACAGTAATCCTGACGGGTACTGTTTATATTTTGATACTGAGGCTGCCATCACTAAGTCATTATTGGATTCCAGGGCTATTGACACATCACGCTTTGTAGTAGTCAATGTCGTAACTGTTGAGGAATTCCGCACAAAGGCACTCAAAGCAGTAGACGTATACCTAAAAAAACCTGAAGAAGAACGCAAACCTTGTATGTTCGTGTTAGACTCTCTAGGAATGCTCTCAACGGAAAAGGAAATTACTGATGCTCTGAACGATAAGCAGGTTCGTGATATGACGAAATCTCAACTTATCAAAGGTGCTTTCAGGATGTTGACTTTGAAACTTGGTCAAGCAAACATTCCCATGATTGTTACTAACCACACCTATGATGTCATCGGTTCTTACGTTCCTACTAAAGAGATGGGTGGTGGTAGTGGTCTTAAGTATGCTGCCAGTACCATCATATATCTCAGCAAGAAAAAAGAGAAAGATGGAACAGAAGTTGTCGGAAACATTATTAAGGCAAAGACTGCTAAGTCGCGTTTAAGTAAGGAGAACAAAGATGTTGAGATACGTTTGTTTTATGATGAGCGTGGCCTTGATCGATATTATGGTCTTCTGGAATTGGGTGAACTCGGAGGACTTTGGAAGAATGTTGCTGGACGTTATGAAATGAATGGTAAGAAAGTCTATGCCAAAGCAATTCTCAAAGATCCCGAAACCTACTTCACAGAAGAAGTGATGCAGAAACTTGATGAAATAGCGAGGAAAGAATTCAGTTATGGAACGACTTGAACTTACGATTTTACGAAATCTTTTATATGACGAAAATTATTCACGAAAGGTAATTCCTTTTATTCAACCAGATTATTTCGAACAACGTTCTGAAAAGTTAATATTTCAGGAAATTGTTCATTTTATTGTTAAATACAATGCGTCCATAACAAAAGAAGCACTAACAATTGAGTTAGATAATCGTACAGATCTTACTGAAACAGAGGTAAAGGAAGTACGTGATATAATTCAGTCTCTGAATGATAATTCAGTAGATTCTCAGTGGCTTCTTGATACAACAGAGAAATGGTGTCGTGACCGAGCCATCTATCTGGCACTTATGGAATCCATCCATATTGCGGATGGAGATGATGAAAAGAAAAACAGAGATGCTATTCCAAGCATTCTGTCGGAGGCACTTGCTGTCTCTTTTGATAATAATATTGGTCACGACTACCTGCAAAACTACGAAGAGCGCTATGAGTACTATCACCGAAAGGAAGAAAAAATTGAATTTGATCTCGAATATTTCAATAAAATCACAAAAGGCGGTCTACCTCCTAAGACTCTTAACATCGCGCTCGCTGGTACAGGTGTCGGGAAATCTTTATTCATGTGCCATGTTGCTAGCTCCGTGTTGCTCCAGGGCAGGAACGTTCTCTATATTACAATGGAGATGGCAGAAGAAAAAATTGCTGAGCGAATTGACGCAAACTTATTGAATGTTCCTATTCAGGATATCGTTGATCTTCCAAAAACAATGTTTGATAAGAAGATCAACACACTCTCTAAAAAAACTCAAGGAACTCTTATAATTAAAGAATATCCTACAGCATCTGCACATAGTGGACACTTTAAAGCACTTCTTAGTGAACTTGCCCTTAAGAAGTCATTTAGACCTGATATTATTTTCATTGATTACCTTAATATATGTGCTTCCTCGCGTTATAAGTCAGGCGTGTCTGTCAATTCATATTCATATATTAAAGCAATTGCTGAAGAACTTAGAGGACTCGCTGTCGAAAAAGAAGTCCCTATCGTATCTGCCACCCAGACCACTCGTTCTGGTTATTCTAGCAGTGATGTTGACATTACTGACACTTCTGAATCCTTTGGTCTCCCTGCTACTGCTGATCTTATGTTTGCCCTTATTTCTACAGATGAGCTTGAACAACTTGGGCAAATAATGGTAAAGCAGTTAAAGAATCGATATAATGACCCGACAATGAATAAGAGATTTATTGTTGGAGTTGATCGTGCCAAGATGAGACTTTATGACTGTGAGCAAAGAGCACAGGATGACATCCTTGACAGCGGACAAGAAGAAGAGTATAATAATGAGGAAAGCAAACCTAAAAAATCATTCGACGGATTTAAATTTTAATGGATAAGCATATTAATTTTGAGCGATACACTGAATTTGTGGATGCCGTCACTTCTGACGCTTCCAAAGACTTTGTATCCCTTGCCGACCGTATGGTCGAACTTGATGAGAAGGGTGCTAATATTGAGCGACTTCTAACTGCTGCTGTTGGTATCAATGCCGAAGGCGGTGAGTTTATGGAAATTGTAAAGAAAATGGTTTTCCAAGGCAAACCATGGAACGAAGATAATCGTGAGCACCTGATTATCGAACTTGGTGATGTTATGTGGTATGTTGCCCAAGCATGTATGGCTCTTGATGTTTCTTTTGATGATGTGATTGCCGGTAATGTAAAGAAACTTGGTAAGCGTTATCCAGAAGGCACTTTTGATGCATACTTCTCGGAAAATCGTGCTGCTGGTGATCGTTGATGGAACACGCAGTTCATGCCTGGAATAGCATGGGGTATTTTGAAGGATTTCTTTTTACCCTATGGGTTGTTGGTCTTTACTGGGCCAAACTAAAATTAGACCAACGTTTTAGTCGTAAGACTATATACAGAATCAAACTGGAAAAAGAAAATGACTAAAAAAACTTTTACTGGTAAAGGTGGTGAAGTATGGACTTGGGAAGAAACTCCTGAAACCATCGAAGCATTAAAAAAATTGCATGAAACTACTCAGACAAATGCAACCAAGCGTCTTCATGATGATATTCGTAGATTAAAAGCAGAAGACGATAAAATGAACTATGATACGAGTGGAAAATGACTGATAAAACTATTACAACTGAATGGAAATTTAAAATCTTAATTGAACTTGATCTTGTCGCTGCTGCTACGGCAAGACAAATCCTTTTTGATGCGCAGAAAGGATATAGTTATGAGTATGCACCTGAACGGATTACTGTTGTTCGTGATGTAGTAAAAATACTTGATGAAAAGATTGGAGAAGTAGACGATGAATGATAAACCAATTACAGTAGAAGATTACAAAGAACATTCTAAAGAGTTTTTTGATAAGTATTTTTATGTTGCCGGAGAACTTGGTGAAGGTGCCAAGGCAGAAGACATTCTAAAAATTATGGAATCTCTTGCCGGAGTGGTAATGAAGAAACGAGCAGAAACTAAAAAAGTTTCTTTGGGATTTAATAAGGATAAGGAAGAAGATGAATGAACCAGAAATCGTAATGTATGATGACTATTTCTTCCTTGAAGAAAGACATGGTCTCTGGCACAGCGTATCAAAAGATCGAAAACCATTAATTACATCTCTTACAAAAGAACTTTGCATTCATATGACTCGATTTTATTTAAAAGGGGAACAAGAAGGTTGGCCTGAAGAAAGTAATCGTGTTATTAATGATGGTGTTATGTCTGGAAAACTTTAATATCATCTTTAATTTTAATAAATATTTAAAAAAAAGATGTCTCTCAATATTCAACAAATTGAGGCAACACTTAAAAATTTAGGATTTAAAAATCTCAATATTAAGAGTAGAAATAGAATAACAATTCTTACTAATGATAATAGATCAGATGTTTTGAGACAAGTTGCTTTGGCATTTTCTAAAAGGGGTGCAGTATATGACCCATTTTATACTACTGTTTCTGGCGCGGCACCTTCTTCTGTAGGTGTTGTTTTAGTTGATAATAAATTGATATTTGCCAAACCTTTAGATAAACAAGGATCTAAATCTGCTGGTATTGGTAGTGAAATTGCCTTTTTAAATGCAATTAGCGGTTCGCTGGCTTGAAAGTAGTAGCGGTAAAATTGCTCGCCAAATATTCGAGC